TTACTACGTGCTGTGCCGCATGTATTTTGGTGAGATTGTGGCCGACACCATGTCCACCATGCATGACCATGGGATGGTGTGCGGCATTAACCCTTACCAGGATTGGGAATGGTTGTATAACTGGATCCAATCCAAGGGTAAGAAGGTTTGGGACGGTGACTTTGCCGGTTTTGACTCCTCACAACAACCTCAGATGTTGTGGGTGATCTTGGAGTATATCAATGATTGGTACTCCAAGAGGAAAGGGACCTCTGAGGACAATGACGTGCGTAAGATATTGTTTCTTGACTTGGTCAAGAGCAAGCACGTCATCGGGAAGGGTAACCAGTCGGATTTTGTGGTCCAATGGCAGAAATCTCTGCCTAGCGGGCACTTTCTGACTGGTTTTGTTAACTCCATTCTTTCCATGTCCTGCATTGTGTCAGCCTACATTGCTACCACTGGTCGCACTGACTTTTGGGAGCAATGTTCGGCTACAACACAAGGGGACGACAACCTGGTGAATGCTTCCGATTTGGTTGTTGAGCAGTTTAATCAAATTACAACTGCTGAGCATCTGGAGAAGGAGTACGGGATGCTTTATACTGCTGGCCGTAAAGGCGAGGAGCTAAAGCCGTACCTTGACGTCGGGGAGGTCACTTTCCTGCAACGCAAGTTTCTCGAGAAGAATGGTCGCATGGTTGGGCCCATTAGGCTTGAGTCCTGCTTGTGCAACATGTATTATGTTGGCAAGGGGGATTACGAGTATAAGAGGTCCGTGATCATTCAAATGATCGAGAACAACTTGTGTGAGCTTTCCCTTCATCCTGAGGAGGTGTTCGTTACCGGGGCCAAGCTGTTGACTGATGTAGGAAGGGAGTTCAATTATTCGCCATTACACGGCGTTGAGAACTCCCGTGCATATTTCAACGAGACGTGTGCCCGCGGTGATTGTGGATTCTGAGCTCGGTGTGCAAATACGCCATTAGTCAGGGTCAAATCGACCCTCCCAACCGTTAACTGACTTTTGGGACAGGGCACAGCCGAGAATAAGTGTTGGTTTTTACCTTACTACTCAGGCGCACTTACAAGCCAGAGAGGGGGAGGAACCTCATGCAGTCTGAGCGAGCTGCATGTTGTAAATACGCTTGCTAACAAACAAGATGTAGAGTTAGTTGGTACTGAAACCGTGTGCTCCACAATGGAGGGAGCAACT